TCAATTATATTTAGAACCAGTCTTTACGCTGGTGATGAGTAGGAACAATCCTACCCAGAGTAACCACTAGTAACCCATCCTCAAAAGTAACTGATCTAACTTCCGTTTCATCGCTGAGGGTCCATGCTCTTGTGAAAGATCGTTGAGCCATTCCTCTATGGAGGTAATCATTTCCTGATTCCTCATCTTCCCTTTGTCCCTCGACAAAGAGTTTACCGTCTTGTGTGTAGACATTTACTTGCTTTTTCTTAAATCCTGCGAGTGCTAACTCAAGCCTGGATTCTGTGTTGCTAACTTGAATTAGATTGTACGGTGGATAATTACTTGTTGTCTCGTGCTGACTCGTGAGACGATCGAAGTATGTATCCATGCCAATACTATTCTTATTTAGCTTTTCCATGAGCGCAGCCATATCTGCCACGCGGTAGCGTGTAAGTTCTCCCATTTTACTTCTCCTTTTAAAGCGAGATTGTGTTGTGTGAACCCTTTCGGCGTTCAAGTATATTTATAACAGAAACACAAAAAAAGAGGAACGGTAACAACCGAACCTCTTTATGGGGGTTTCCGACATTGTAGAGTGCCGCACGAATGGCACGTTACTATTTAGGACTCTTCTTGCTGTTTACCTTTCTTGCCGATGTTATACTTCTGTTCCAACACCCAATCAGACTTGTCTTTATATGCCAGCACTTTGATTTGATTCAGAGGAGCAATGTCAAGTACAGAATTTTCATTCACAACACTAATCAATCCCCAGTCTGTAAGAAGTCTTGTAATACGATTACGACGCTGTACATCATTTACGGTGAGATTAGCATGTTTACCATCCAGAGCAAACAATTCTTTGAAGTGTACAATATAATACTTACCTTGCTTATGCAAAATGTGGCAAGACTGATAGAGTTTCTTCTCTTTGCGGGATGCTACACCAATGCGAGTTAAAGTCTCGCGTACTTTTAAAAAATCATCAGGTTCATTCAGAATCACTTCTACCATCTGTTCCTGAGACCACTGTACCGTAGGTTCTACAGTATTAGTCATTTAGCGCCTCCAATATCAAGTCGTTGTTTAATAAAGTTAATCTGTTCTTGTGTCAGGATTTTTAGAGCTTGAGATGCTTTTTCATTACTATATCCATAGTATTGTTTGATGCTTTCCAAGTCTGTGACTTTTTCCTTTCGGAGCCAGGGACTGAATCTCTTCTTTTTCCTCAGACTATTTAGATAAAAAGAATATTGCATATCCTTATCTAGGAAGTGATGCTTATTCATTTCATTGGCGAACATGATGCAATCAAGGTGCCCAGACAAACAACGATTAATGATATATGGAGGGTAAGAGCTAATGTTCTCACTTAAATCTTCCTTCGTGAAGTTAATCGAATTCAACCAATCTTTGAGTTCCATCTATCGAAAAGTTAATGTTGATATTATACCTGAAAAGGCATGAAGTTTGTTGTACCGTTTGATGAGGAATAGTCCCATCAAATAATATTGCTCTGTTTCTTTTACTTAAAATCTTTTCTCCATCTTTGAATTGTGTTGCACCATCGCTGTCTTCATTATAAAGAAGCAAACTATAAACCCCAGGCGTGTCCCAGTCCTCATGATATCCCATTTCAACAGGAAAAGAACTTGTTCTAACGAACATGTTGACTCTTGCCCTTCTCACGCAAACTTCAGCATCTCCATGGAATAATGGTTTAAGAACTTTCTCAACAATGAACATATCTTCTGGATATCGAATCTCATCCTGTTCAATAATTCTACGAAAGAACTGAAACTGCTCCTCTTTGTCAGCAGCATCATTCAACTTGTACGCAACTTCCCATTGAATAATATCTTTAATGTAAGTCTCTACACTTTGAAAGATGTCTTCCTCTAGATAATTATCAATTACTTTGCAATTCATAATTAAACAATAAGAGTTCCTTTCTATCTTTCTGTTCTCTCATGTACTCACCAACAGAGCGCATCGTATACGTTAAATCAAACTCACCTATTTGGTAGTCTTGGAATCTTTCTTTGATAATGTTAGACGAATTATAAGATATGAGTTGAGGAGCAATAAACCTATCACAATCGGCAGCGAAACCATCGTGACTGAATCCGTTATGCATACTCCCCTTCCGTCCATAAAGGTTGCTTCTAATGTCATAGGGCGGATCGAGGTATGTGAATACGGATTTGTCATCAGTAAGGAGTTTTTCATAACTAAGATTAGTAATTTTCCAATTTCGGATTATTTGAGAGTATCCTTGAAGTTTTTCGATTCCCCGCATTGAGAAGTTTGAATCTGATGCTTGTGCGGAGAAGGAGGAAGACTCAGTAAGACCGCTGAAAGAGCACTTATTAACAACATAAAAAGCAATCCCTCTTTCAAGGTTAGTTTTTTCTCTGTCATTAATAATCTCCTTTGCTTCTAAAAATAATCCTTTAGCAGAACCTCTGTCTGGGTAGCGAGACTTCAGTTCTTGCAGTTTCTTGTAAAGAGTATAACCGTCTTCCTGAAGAACTCTCCAAAAATTATACAAAGGTTCATAGAAATCATTCACCCAAATATCCAGGTGTGGATATTTTTTGGTAATATGAATCGCTACACTACCACCACCAAGAAATGGTTCACGGTATTCTTTGTAGTCTCGCAAATCAGGAAGGTACTGCTCTATTTTAGAACAAGCACGGGACTTGCCACCAGGATAACGAAGAGGAGTTTTCAGTGCTTTCATCAATAAAATCTAGGTTCGTTATCACGTTCTGCATGAAGTAGGACTCCATCAACTTTATTAAGTAGTTCCTGCATACCCTGATGCAGAATACGATATCCAGTCCCAACATAAAGTTGTCCCAGGACAACTGCTACGGTAGCAGTGCCCCAGAACACATAATAGAACTTAGATTTAACTTGCGCTCTTAGTTTTGTTTTCATTTGAATTCGCACTCCACCATGATTTCGGTTAAACATGCTAGCATATTTATCTCCTGATCTGCTACGAACGCTCCCTGATACTGATACTTAGCGAGAACAAGGACAGCAGCAGGAATAGAACCAGAAACCAGGGACGTGTAAAGAGCGTCATAAATGCGACGGAGAAGTAGATTATAATCATTGTCCAGATTATTAACAATCCACTTCCGAACTTCAGGGAAGTTCTTCTCCTTAAGGTTTTTAATAAGTTCATTTACAGATACATCACTAAAAGTTGCAAGGATGCCAGTGTCAATCTTACCACCAGCAGAGTAGCGTTGACACTCATTCAAAACACGTCGCCAGTCAGGGAAGTGTTTATTGATGAGTTCTACCAGGACCTTGTTATCATATTCAACACCCTCTGTATCCAAGATTTCTTGGATTCTTTGGAAGAACTTTGCTGCGAGTTGGGGTTTGCTTTTGGAATCGGTGGAAAAATCAATACAGGCGCACCTGGAGTGGAGGGGCTCGATGATTTTATTTTTGAAGTTACATGTGAAGATGAACCTGCAATTACCACTAAACTCCTCAGTAAACGCCCTAAGGAGGAGTTGTACGTCGTTGGTTGTGTTATCTGCTTCATCAATGATGATGACTTTGTGTTTACCAGTTGCTTGAAGTGAGACGGTCGAAGCGAAGTTTTTCGCAGTGTTTCGGACAGTATCGAGAAATCTCCCTTCATCGGATCCATTGATGACATAAACATCTACTCCCAGTTCGTTGCACAGTGCCTTTGCTACGGTTGTCTTACCACACCCAGCAGGACCTGCAAGGAGTAGATTCGGAACCTCTCCTTTATCTAGGAAGTCTTGAAAAGTCTTCTTAATATTTGTTGGTAAAATACATTCTTCAATAGTTTTCGGGCGATACTTCTCTACCCAAAGAAAGTTGTCACGCATAATCATTCCAAAGGACGAACAAATTCATTAGAGACAATCTCAGTTGCCTTCAATTTCTCTTTCATATATTCTACAGCATTTTCTGGTTCTGCGGAATCCCCACATGTAAAGACATCACAGACTGCCATACCTTTCTCAGGCCATGTGTGAATACTAATATGACTCTCAGCAAGCATAGCAACACCAGTCACACCCTGAGGTTCAAACTTATGTGTTGCTAGATTTAGTAAAGTTGACTTCGCTTCTTTTGTAGCATTATAGAGAAGCAACTTGATATTGCTTTCATCATCAAGTGGTTCAAATGGACAACCCTTGAGAGTAAAAAGAATGTGCTTCATTCTGCTGCTCTCCATTCTTTTCTCATTTCTTTGTATTCAGAATCGTATGCAGCTTTATCTCTAACTTCCTTAAAGATAGCAGCAGCTTTGGCTTTGGTATTGGTTCTCCAATCTTTCTCTTGGGGTTTGACTTTACGAGTGCCTTGATAATACTTCCTTCCACTGGAATGATTAGCATAGCGACGGGCTCTCGTAAAACCCATCTCCAGGAATTTCCGCGCCATGTCCATACCAATGAAGTCGCCTTTGGTTTTAAATCCAAGGAACATTTCGTATATCTTAGCAGAAGACTTGCGAGCAGCAGCTTCATCTACAAATCTCCAATGAGCGCATATATCGTCAGTGTAAGGGCGTACCAGTAGCACTCCTTGCTCTCCCCTTCCAATACGATAAAGTTTACGAGTCTCTGCATCTGTGAAATCAAGTGACTTGTAGTCAAGTTCATAATCAAATTCTTTCATGTTAGGATTTCTCTTCAGATTGTTTTTTCAACCACTCACGAAATTTTTTCTTTCCTGCTTCAACAGCAGTCCAAGGAGCATAGAGTGGATATTGATAATCCTTCTTTTTCATAGTTCAAGGTAACTAGTGGTTGCATCATCGCCCAGAGCACCCTTCATAAAGTAATTGAATGCCAGACTGTATCTGTTTTCCAATTCTACATTAGTATCGGTGCTATGGGAGAGATGTGATGGAAAGAGTAACAAAAGTCCTTCTTCAGGATGGAAGTTCCAAGTCTTTGAGTTCAGGATGTTGTAGTCCTTAATCATCGGATCTAGAGTGCATGTTTTGAACGTTGACACCTCTTGTGGAGAATGAAGATAGATTTTACCTCCACCATTCTCAGGCAAGTTCAAGTATAGCACACCACTGACGAAAGAGTTTGGATGCATGTGCTTTACAGCATAATCACCCTTTCGATGCAGATTAATCCAAGAGGAAGCATGGACTGCAGTTCCTTGAGCAAGTGCCAATGCTTCATAAAGATAGTAATCAATATAACCTTCTATCTGTGCCTTAAGTGTAGAAAATTTATCTTCCAATAAAATTTTCTTGTTGGCAGAACCATATCCTGCATTGTCATTCGCATAAGGAGTGTAATGCACATCTCTAACAATATCTCTATCCACCTCAATCCTTGTGGCAAGAACTGGAGTGGAAAATAGTGGAAATACTTCAGCGTCCATATTCAATGTTTGTAGTTACGACAAGTCTTCTGTCAGAGATATGATTAGTAGAACTAGAGTGAAAATGTTTGCCATCAAATATAACCATTTTATTCGCTTCGGGTGTTATTCTCTTTTTGATAGTAAAAGGAAACTCTCTGATATCTTCTAAATCATCATCTTCATTTGGA